GCTTCTCGCGTAAATTTCTCCCCACCACAAACTGTAAATGATTAGCAGATTTAAGATCGTACCCAAAGGGTTTTTCAATAACAACACGGGAGGTTTCTGGATCGTCGAGGAGTCCTGATCCTTTGAGATTGAAGATGGCATTTTCGTACCTCTCTGGTGGGACAGATAAGAAATAAGTTGTGTCGTCGGTATCTGGAAGTTTACTTAAACTTTCTTGAGATGATAGATCACAAGAAACATAGTCAAGTTGATGAGTAAACTCTTCTGGATATTCTCCGTAACCTTGAATATCATCTAACCAAATTTGTCTTCCAATATCTCTTCTAGCAGCACCAGTAATTAAAAAATTGCTTGGAAGAAGTTCTTTTTCCCAAAGTTTATAAAGTGCAGGAATAAGTTTTCGTTTACATAGATCTCCAGTAGCACCGAAGATTACTATGCCTCTAGTGAGCGGTTCCGTTTCCATCGTACTTATCTGTTTCGTAGTAGTTATTCTCACCTTTTCGTATCCCGAAATATATCGTGGATAATACAAAGGGTATCGCAATCCATTTAAGTATTTCACCGAACATGATGACCACCAAACATGTACCTCATTCCATTCAGAACCTTGGACGCGAAAGCACCAAGATTGCGTGAATTAAAACGTTCATACAACGCAGTGCTGATGACAGGAGCGGGTACACCAAGATCCACAGCAGCATGAACCGTCCAACGACCCTCACCAGAGTCTGATACTCCTCCATCGAATTTGCTAAGCTCTCGATCGTTCCGTAGAACATCAGCGGTAAGATCGAGTAACCAACTACCAACAACAGAACCACGACGCCATAACTCAGCCACTTCAGCAACATCAATATCATATTGATAATCGGCAGGGTTGTCCATTGGGGCAACTTCTGCATCTCCTGCTTTGACATATTTTGATCCAGCATTTGCTTCATGGAGAATATTAAATCCTTCAGCATATGCCTGCATTATACCATACTCAATACCATTATGGATCATCTTCACAAAATGTCCAGCACCTGGTCCACCACAATGCAACCATCCTAACTCTGCTGGAGTATGGTATGAGTCAGGTTGTGTACGTTCGGCGGCAGCAACTCCTGGGGAGAGTGCGTCAAAAATTGGTTTACAAATGGAGACTGCAGTATTTCCGCCCCCAACCATAAGACAGTATCCACGGTCCAGACCATAAACACCACCACTAGTACCACAGTCAAGATATTGGATGCCAAGTTTAGACAACCTTTCTGCCCTGCGTCTACTGTCTTTAAAATTGGAATTGCCATGATCAATAATAATGTCCCCTTCACTACAATATCGTAGTAAGTCATTAAGTGTTTCCTCCACAGTTTCGGCAGGAACAACCATCATAAAAATTCCTGGTTGTCCTTTATCTTTAACTACTTGAACAAGGCTTTCCAGAGAAGTGGTACATCCACTAATATAACCCTTCTCATATTGTTCTTCAGCTTTTGCATAGTTGTTTCTGTATCCCCATACTTCGATGTTTCCTCTGGCAATCATGCGACGGGACATACCCTCTCCCATCCTGCCGAGTCCGATTAGTCCTACTTTCATATTCCTCCTAATTTAAACTTAGTTTTAACCATGGAAAGACTGGATCAATTACTCCAATAAGTCGAAGCAGACCCTCAGCAAAAAGTGCAAGAACAACCCAACCAACACAGAAACTGATAATTGAAGCATTACGATTATGCTTTCGTATGGCATCATCAATCATCTCCTGCACTTCATCTTTTGTGACATATTCAATTGGATCAACATCTTTTCCCCATTTTTTGAACATCAAATCATCTCCATTGCTTTTTGTAATTCATGACCATGTGCCAATTCATCATTTAGAATCTCAAGAATCTTTTCATCTGGTCCATTGATTGCAAGATACTTAGCATATGTAGTTGCTGCATGTACTTCTACTTCGTAGGAGAGGTGGTAAGCATTGCGAGGAGATATCCAATAATAAACCACGTTGATCCAATAATAGACAAGGACGAGGTGTCTGGCAAAAAAACGATCAATCCAATAAGTATTACCGCCCCTAGATTCCATGTACTCCAGATGTTCTGTTTCATTGACTGATTGTGCGAAGTGCTCTTTCATCAAGTATAGGTGTTCTGGACCACGCAATCCTAAAGACTCTCTTAAATGTAAGACACTCAAAAAAGCAAAATAGGGTGCCCGAGCAATCTCCTCAAGCACCCAGAATCTTTGATAGTCTCTGCCACGATAAAGGAAATCAATAATTGCGATAGTAACAGATAGAATTAGTTCGTTGAATTTTTTCATATGAAAACCATCCCTGCTAACATTATACAGAAACAAAGAATGGTGAAAAGTAAAAGTCCTACACCTGTCATATAGACCCACATAGGAATACTATCTTCACCATTTGGTTCACCATGATGCTCATTCGACATGAACAGTTCCGATCATGCCAGCACCCTTATGTGGACCACACCAATAAGTGTAGTCACCTGCTTCTGGAAATGCAACTTCAAAGTCTTCACCTGGTAACATTGCTAGATCTTCATGACTTAGTTCTGGATGATCCTCTACAACGACATTATGAGGAGGAAGCATATTATTAACAAAATGGACTGAATCACCAGCATTAATAGTGACTTCAGCAGGATCAAAAACCAAATTGCCGTTGGCACCCATTTGAACGTCAACAGCCCATGCAGGCAGTGCCAAAAATAGTGTAGCTAAAAACGCAAAGAAAACCTTCATTTCTTGTATGCGACTACACTATCTATGGTAACTTGTGTCCTATGTAACGTGGATTTGTCTTGACTTCCTGACTTACCATCTCACCAAATTCCTCACAACATTTACACCATTTTTTTCTTAATTCTTTTCTTTCTGGATCATTATGATCCCTTGTCTGAAACAAAGAAAACCACTCCCTCCAAAGTTCAGCACATTCGTCTGATTTCTTTTGAAGGTGTGGTTCTTGATACAATGTTAATTACTTCTTAGGTTCAATAGCAGATTGTACTGGGAGTTCTCCTTCTTTTCTTGCTACTGCTTTTGCTTGTCCATTTCCACCACCATTCTTGGCAGGAGAAAGTCCAAACGCAGCTAAAGATCCAGAGAATACTGATGCAATGAAGGTAGGGTCGAAGTCAAGAATCTTCTGACCATTTGGTAGACGAACGTAGGAAAACGTAAGAAGAGATGCGGACCAAATAAGTACGACAACTTTCACTAGATTACCAAGGACTTCACTCTTATCTTCATGATGGTCTTCTTTCTCTTCTACTTCCTTTGCTTTAGATTTGTTTCCGAGCATTGAGTAGAAGACGAGGCATCTCTATTTATTTTTTTTAAATATCTATCCGATGCATGTTCAGTAATTAAAGTCATTCCAGATTCAATAAATGCATTACCTTTATCGACTGGTGAGTTTGCCATCTGTTTCTCCGTTAGGTTAAACAGAACTTTTTAAGGGGTTGCTATCCCTATTTGATAAACCCATTTTCTTTTAACCACTCGGCAGTCATAGGAGTTGGTTTATATACTTTCCACATCTCACCAGCAGCACATGCTTGAAGTGCTTTTTGAGTCATGCCTTCTGTATGACCTGCCCACATTGCTTCACGTTCCCAAGGAAGTGATGAAGACATATAAGTTTTCTTTGCAACATTTGCCCAATACTGGGGTACATCTTCTTCATTCATGATGATAGCAATCATAGAATTCTTGACAGAACCCGCCATACAATCCTGTGCAACATGCCACCCTTCATGACGCATAACTGCCATGAGTGTACTGGGACGATGCATGAATGCTTTATTCAAGAAGAAGTTGTTTGAAACCGTGTGATAAACACCTCTATGCCCAGGAGGAAAATATTTACTATCTGCTAGAAACACCCCAACTCCGATTTGATTGAGAGAAACGAGCATGTTGTTGAACTCGTTAGCAACAACATCAAAATCACTATCGGGATACTCAGCAGCAATACTTGCGATACTTTCGACTTGATGGACTCCATCTTTA